TTATCTGCGTGGTAGACCTTGAGAGAAATAGTCGCATAATCCTTTCAATGGGCATTTTACACATCTAGGAATTCCATAAGTGCAAATAAGAGCCGACAAGTCCAATAAAGCAAAGTTGTATGTCTGGTGCTTGTCAAGTGGCACATACATAGAGGCGATACGCTCAATGAGATGCTTTCGTCGTCTCTTTGGTAAATGTAACAAGAAAACTCTGCCATAGATTCTTTCCACGTTCGTGTCTACCATAGCGGAAGGTTCACCACATCCAAGTGACAAGACCGCCCCCGCGGTATAGGAGCCGACGTGGGGAATTTCCAACAATAATTCCTTTGAACAAGGAACAGTGCCTTCAAATCTTTCAACCAAGTATTTTGCGATAGCCTTGAGTATTCTTGTTCTCTGTTTATGATATCCGATTGTCGAAAGTGTTGATTCTAACTTCGTTTCTTCAGCCGCTGCGATTTTCTGAGGATGACTGTACTCTTTCATGAAGGACTGATAAATCCGAAGCACTGCAGAAGCGGTGGTTCTTCTCAATAAGACTTCGGCAACCAAGGTTCCGAAAGGTGTTGGATCCTTTCTCCATGGAAAATCCCTGAGGTGCTTCTTAGCCCACTCCAATAAAAGGCGTTGGAAATCTCCTTTTCTTGTAGCTGCCACAGCATCTAGTATTTTTTGGTCATCATATTTAATCATCGGCTAACTTCCCCATCAATCGCGGCAGACCTGATGATTTTACTTACAACCGTGGAGAGATGCAAAGGCACAGCATTGCCTATCATTTGGTATTTTTCCTTGGTCGACCCGCTGAATTTCCAAGATTTGGGAAAACCCTGAATGGCAGCATATTCCTTGATGCTTAACGGTCGAATTTCATCTGGGTGCGCAAGGCACGTAGCTTTCCTAATCGGAGAACTTACTAAAGTTGGCACCGGTCTATCCCAATGAAGCCTTCTAAAAAATCCTGTACGTCCACCTTGAGAAAAGAAAGCTCTTCCCATCGCTTCCTTCTGTATTTTAGGCGGTAGATCCCGCCAATCACCGCCTGGAGGGACATACTTAAGATATGCTCCCCAAGGGGGGAAAGGTAAAAACTCGGGGTCAGTATCATCTAGTCCTTTGAGAGCGTCTCTGAGGGTAGTGCAACCACGCTTCCGTTCTCTTATGTCCAATAGTTGCCCATCGCGAGACCCCATAATAAATAATCGTCTACGTTTTTGTGGAGCACCATAGTCGGCAGCATTCAAAACTTCAACCGTTAGTCTGTATCCAGTTCTCCTAAACTTTTTGAGGAGAAGAGCGAAAGCCTTTCCTAGCCTAGATTCTTCCTGTATTTCATGTGGTTTTTTCTCTGCCCTTTCATAAAAAGAAATATGCTTGAGTGTTGCTGATCGTAGGCCTGGCACATTCTCAAAGACAAAGAACATGGGCTTAATCTGCCTTACTATTCTAATGAATTCGAAGACAAGTGCGCCTCTCTCGTCACATAATGAAAGCCGTCTTCCTGCCGTCGAGAAAGGTTGACAAGGCGGTCCACCAATAACAACAGTTGGCTCTGTTTTCCGCAGACCGGCTTTTTTGAGAATAGCATGAGCTGAGACGTGTCTTATGTCTTCGTTGATTATTGGTATGAGTGGACGATTTGCGCGAATAGTATCAAAAACAGCTGGATGATTATCCACAGCAGCGCGTATTTCGAAGCCTTTCTTTTCGAAGCCAAGGTCAAGCCCCATAGCACCTGTGAAGAGAGAAATGGCCGTCAAACTCACTGATTATTCCTCTGACCCTAGAATGTAACCCTATTTATAGATAAATCTTTGGACCAGCGAAGACTTAGTAACCGCAGCAGTTACTCTTTTTCTTTCAATATGACGGAAAAAAGCTTAAGCCAGGTTCAAACAGAGTGAAAGAGAATTTCGTTAAAGCCTCTCTTCTATTAGCTTGTTTATGATTTGTCCTATTGTGGCGCCGTTCTTTTCTGCCACTTTTCGTATTTTCTCATAGTTTGCTTGCCTAATGTAAACAGAAAGGCTAGGCAACACTTTCTCCAAAAATAACTGACTACCTAAGAAGTATATAACCATATAACTGACTACTCAACTAGCTAGTTTCTCGCATATTTTTATCCCAAGCATCCAAAAATCTGGCTTGAAGACTCAACGGAGCTCAACAAGGCTTGCCTTGGGAAGAAACCGACCAATACATTCGTAGTGGTCATCGTAACCCAGACGATTTTAAACCCGATAGTCTCCGCACTATAACCGTAAGTGAAGAGGAAGGCATCAAAGCAGTAGTCGGCAAGCCCAAAGGCAAAGACACGATGGAAGTGCAAAGCTACCTTTTCAGCAAAGAGAAAGACTGGACGCTTGACAAGGCTAAGGCTTGGTTTGAAAAACACCGCGAAGAAACAGGAACCAAAGAACACGTTTCCTGCATCCTTCCTTTCCAAGTCTTAGAGAAAGTCGTTGACAAGCCTCTACGCATCAAAGGCATAGCCATGACTTCGGGCATAAGCAGAAACTTCAACATCTACACTCCCGAAGAGCTGCAGACTTTCGCCAACAAGCTTGTTTCTGCTCCCGTCTATGTGGAACATGTTGCCGTTCCGAACGCTGTTGGAAAAGTAACTCAAACAAGCTGGGACGGAGAAAACCTCTGGTACGAAGCCGAAATCTACGAAAGCGAAATCGCCGACAAAATCCGCAAAGGACTAATCCAACACGTTAGCGTGGGAGCAGACTACGAAACACTAGACATCGTAGACGGCAAAATTCCACACGGACTACACAATGCCGAACTGAGCCTTGTCGCGGTTCCAGGTATCCCAGAAACAAACGTGCAAGTCTTAGAAAGCCTAAAACCCAAGGAACAGATGGCAGAGCCCATCATTGCAGGCGAATATGTTCTGGGCTTTTACCAAGATCAGGCTGCGTTCATGCCAGAGCATTTTCGAACAGTTTGGCTGGATCAGCAGAACGGCGTCTTGGCGGTCATGTCTAAGGTTCGAGAAGATCCTTCCAGAGAGCTGTGCCAAGCAATCCTATTTTCAAAAGCCAAGCTGTGGGATCAGAACAGCATCCGCGACTGGTTGAGCCTTCACCCCGACTACATCAAGCCCGCAGTTGTCTCCGAAAAGACAGAGCCAGTTAAAGAGAGTGAGCCAAAAATGAGCGAAAAAGTTGAAAACACTCCAGAACAGCCACCTAAAGACGAGAACCCGAAGGAACAGATTGAAGAGAAGAAACAGCAGGAAGATCAGCAGACTATTGCTGAGAAGCTTCTGAAGAAACCCGAAACAAAAGAGCCTATGATTTCTGTAAAAGAAGCCAAAGCCCTAATCGAGGCTGTTTTGCCAAGCCCCATGGTTGAGCGAAGCTGGAGCCTAGGTCCTCAGAGGCTCTGTCAAGAACTGCGCGGGGTCATCCGCAATCTTGAATCAAGGTCATATGAGGTGACAAACGGGAGTAGGCAAGGCTGAACTTGCTGAAACCGAACCAAAAGGAGAGTGATGTGTTTTGGCTGACGTTTCAGGCAAAACGTGGATGGCAATAGGCGAAACAGACGACCCATACGCTGTCATAGAACGTTTCGAAGCTGCAGCAGCAATAACCAAAGGCGACCCAGTCTATCTAAGCGCAGACGACAAGGTCAGTCCCGCAACATCTGCTCAAGACTGCATAGGCATCGCAGTGCAATCAGTTGCTTCTGGAGCCATGTGTCCCGTTCTGATTCGTGGAAGAATCAAAGTGAAAGCTGGTGGCGCAATAACCCGTGGCAAAGCAGTCTACGGAGCAGATGCAAGCAAAAGAGTCGTAGCATTAGCTGACATAAACGAAGGCGGATCCTCAACGATTTCTTGGACCAGAAAACTCGGGTGGGCTCTCGAAACCACAACAGCAGCAGACGACCTGCTCTTCATCATCGTGGAGAAGTGACAAACATGAAGCCTAAACTATTTGAAAGCCTCACGCAAAAAGACGGCGAAGTCAAGGAATTCTACGAGAACGTAAAAGGCAGAGCAACAACACACCCGTTCTTCAAACGCTATGCTGAAGTTGGAATAAAAGAAGGCTTGTTCAGCGACATGGCTGGCGCACTAGGCAAGATGCATGACACGCTCATAGAAGCTGCTTATCCCGAAATGATAGGCAGAAACATCATCAACGTCAAACCAACAACCGAAGCCCTAGAACGATTCCCACTCGACGAAAAAGCTGTAGCCTACCTCTACGCAGAAGGCTCAATAGCGAGATTATCTGGCAAGAAAATAAGCACCATCGACATTCAAACCAACACCTTCGCAGACGCTTCAGAAGAATGGACACGCGAATTCGCAGAAGACGCAACATGGAACGTCATGGACAACATGGTTGAAAAAGTCGGCAGAATCTTGGGCGAAACCGAAACAAACAAGATACTAGCGCTTTACGGAGCCATCGCAGACGCAGACCTAGCTGGTGGCGCACCAATTGCAGGCGGTGGAGCAGCCTTAAGCTGGGCTGGTCTCCTCAAGCTTCACAATGCCGTGCGTGGTGAAAACTGGCGCCCCTCAGTGCTTGTGGTGCATGAGACGCAACTGCATCAACTGCTAAACGACGACAAGTTCATTCACGCCCAATACTTGCCTTCTGGACAAACCGACATTGAACGCGGAATCGTTACAAGCGTTTTAGGCATGAGAGTTCAAGCAAGCACGCTTGTGCCTAACGGAACGGCTTATGCGATTGATACTCGAGTGGCAGCAGTCATGCTTCTGCGCAGAGACGTTACTGTCGAAGACTGGGAAGACCCGAAAACTGGCAAGTTTGGAGTCAGAGCGACCACAAGGTTCGGCATGGGAGTCTTACGAAGCAAAGCAGTTGCCAAAATGACTAACATAAGCACAAGTCTGTAAGCCTGAGCATGGTTTTGAGAAGTGCTCAAACAAACAAGCTTTCAAGGCAAATGCTCACGATGCGGTCGAATCTACCATAGTCAATACAGAACTGATATCATAGTCTGTGATTGCTGGCGAAAATGCCCCCTATGCGGAGCTGAGATGCAACCGTACACGCCTGATCCAGCAAGTAACACTTACGGCAAAGATGACAAACGCGAACTAACCATTCTAATGGTCTGCAACAACACCTCAGAACATCCGTCCAATTCCCAATTTTACAGCACACAAAAACCAGTCGAAGTCGAACTGACATGAAAAAATTCGAGGAGAAACTAACCCTCGCAAAGATTCTTTTATTTCCGCTTAGCAGACAGCCTCTACGCAGAAAACAGCTTGAAACCATAGCCTTCAGAAAGTCTGCAACACACGCCACTTTTGAACCCATGTTCAATTTTCTCGTTCAGAAGGGATTGATACAGAAAAGCGAGCAGAGACACACCGCTCCTTACACTATAACAGAGAAAGGCAAGAAGTTTCTGGAGGGCCTTCCCTGAGCAGTGTTTTAAAGCGGATTGTAGACGCTCTTTCTCGTTCGCCTTCGGCTGGCATCTCCTCTCCAAGTCAGCAAACAGTTTTTGAAACTTCGGTTATTCCGCTTGCTGACGTCATGAGGCTGTATGAACGAGACCCAACATGCAAATCTAGCGTTGACTTACTCAGCGCTGCTACTGTGGGAATCGGTTTCTACACGACCTGTGAAGGCGGTTTTGAAAAGGCTAAACAAGTGATTGACGATTTCAATGAAGAGGTCAATCTTGACGGCCTTCTTAACCAGATGGTTTCACGTCTGATCGCTTGTGGAAACGATTTCTGGCTTAAGCTGGTTCCAGACAAGCTTGAGGATTTGCGTAGGCTTCCGATAGACTCCATAGAGAAAATTCAAGAAAGCTTCATAGAAGGCAGCAATCTGAAGGTTCCTTACAAGGTTGAAGGCTACAAGCTCAAATCTTCCTATGGCGGTGGAAGCCTCGACCCAAAGGCTGTTTTGCATTGGTCGATAGGTTCAGAGAATCCATGTGGATTTGGAGTCGGTGTCTTGCAAGTTCTTTTACACACTTTGACCGTTAACAATGATAAACGCCCTTCGTATGCTTGGATGAAAGCCAAAATCGAGCGGTTAATGCCAAAAATATTCGAGAGATACGCCGCTCCAGATGTTGTCGTTCAGTTGGAAGGACAGAAAGAGGACACCATTAAGAAGTTTGAAGCCAAAATCAGAAACAGATCCGAAGAAGGAGCATGGATCTTCAGCGGCGCTAAGACCGCAAGCGTCAACAGTGTAGCCATAGACCCAAGAGCCAGCGGTTTCGCACCCTACATCGACCACATGGTTAACCAGTTCTATCTCGGATGCGAGACTCCTCTTCCACGCCTTTTCAGCACGCCTGGCTTCACAGAAGCTTCAGCCAATGCTGCTCTTGACCTTCAAAGCATGCTGATCAAACCTTTACAACGGTATATCAAGCGTCAAGTGGAAAGGGAAATCTTCGCTTTGGTTTTGTCGCAAGCTGGCTTTGACCCTGCAGAGGCCAAGGTGCGACTGAATTGGGGTTCTCCAGAAACGCCTGAAATAGTGCCCACTGACTTGATTAAAGCGGCTGAACAGAATCTCATTCGCCGTGAAGAGTTTAGAAAGAATGCAGTTAAGGTTTTGAATTGGGAGCTCTGGGACGAGCAACCCAAAGATTCTGCTTCTCAACAGTCAAAAGGAGGTGAAAACAAGCATTGAATCCGTTAAATATCGGCTTGGGAGTCGTTGCAGCGTTAATCTATGCCTTCTTGGGCTACTCAGCACAGGACAAGCCTTTCGACTGGAAAAAGTTTCTGCGGACAGTTGCCATAGGCACGTTTTCAGCGTTAGGCTTGGATTTGGCTGGCTTGACCTTTGACGTCTACACCGCTCTAGTGGGTCCTACAGCGATAACAGTGTGGCTCACAAAACTGGTTGACACTGCAAAACCCGAGCCCATACCGAAATAACGCATGAAATCTGAAGCATCATCACCGTTTTCCAGTTTTAAGGCTCATTGGAGAAAATGACGCTTGTCTGTTCCATGGGGGCAATATGCGGAAGCATACAAAGCGATACATGATAAGTTAGTGGAAATTCTTGTCCAGCTCTCAGTAAAAATTGAAGATGCAAATCAATACACAGGCACATATGCTCCTACTGGTGCAGGCTCTACAACTATTGTTTCATCAGTTTCAGGCAAGACTATCAAGATTTATGACTTTTATCTCTGGAATAGCGGAACAGCAGATGTTGGTGTTCGCCTCTACTTTGGCGCAAGCGGAAAAAATGTCTTTAAGGGAAAGTTGGCAGCGAAGACAGGCGTCATTCGAAGCATGGTAAGGCATTGGGAAAGCAATGCTGATGACTCGCTTGTTCTGTATTTGGACGCGGCTGGAACTGTTGATTATGGTGTAGGAGCAGTGCAAAGCTAAAATGCCTACGGTGTCAAAGAACCCTTGGCAAACAGAAGTTATTGTTTCGGGCTGGAATTATCCAGAAAGAGCTTATGGAGAGGATGGAATAAACACTTATGCAAGTCCGCCAGATGAAAGCACAAAGCCTGAGCAAAAATACTCTGGATTTAACTTCACAGAAAGCGACATTCCACCAAGCAGTCAAATAACTAAAGTTGAAATGGGAGCAAAACACTACGAGACAGATCCAAGCGGATACATTCAATACACGACTCTGAAACACGTAAACTCCTTAGGGTCAACATCTACATATCAGTTGACAAGACGAACATCCTTAACATGGGACTGGATAGACATAACAAGCAGAGAAACAAGCTGGGATCTAGCAAAACTAAACAATGCTGATGTCCGCATAATTTCTGAAATCCACTCGGCAGGTGGAGGCGGAGGCTGTAACCCTACAGATGTCTATTTTTTGGGAAAGGATGAAGGGGGGTGGATAATGCGTAGAGCAAAAGAGCTTAAAGAAGGTGATGTCCTTCTGGCATGGCACCCAGAAAAAGGTCTAATCTTCTCAAAAGTCAAGTCTATACAAAGCTTCACAGGATTGCAGAAACTTATAACACTGTTCTTACCCAAACTCAAGTTTCCAAGCTTGTCTAAAAAGGGTGAAATATTCGAGTGGCAGCCTCACTTAACTGTGACAGGACAGCATCAGCTTTATTTTGCAAAGAAAGGCAGCAGACGAGGCGAGTACGCTTGGTTCATGCTCAAGTCTGAAGAGTTGCACACTCGTATGATGTCCGGAGAGAAAGACTTCTATGTCGGGACGCTATGGAAAGCTGAAACGTTAGCACCCTTACCTCTTGAAAGGGTCGACCTCCACGAAAAAGTTGAAACCGTTTACAAAGTCACCCTAATCGATGAAGCAGCCACATTATTTGCTGACCAATACTGGCATGAAGATTTGGCGTTGCTTAAAACACATGGTTACGGATTGCGGGAAACACCTATGTCAATGCCATTGCTCAGCCAACTGCTAAAACAAACATCGTACGTTGACACTATAGTTTTGCGTGCAACGTACGCTTTGCTTAAGGAAATGCAGATAACAGGAGAAGGGTTGACTTGTGTCATAGCCTAACGCCAGATAAATCCGTCTTTAATCGAAAGAAGTCCTACCGCAATACGCTTTGACTAATATCTCCGAAATGGAGCTTCCTTGATCGAGTCTATTCCTCTTCTGGAATCTGGCCAATGGTATATTACTAGCCTAGAATCTTTTTCCATTTTAGCCAGTTCGTCCTGAAAATAGGGAATCCGCCTTCTGTCAAGTGCATCGAGAAGAATGAAGAATGCATTTCTAGTAATGCTACTCTTGAGACAAGCTTCGAGTTTTCTAATATCTTCCCTTACTCCATCTTCGTAAAACGTTCTTCCCCAACCAGGCAATATCATCTTGATCTCAATCATTGCCTCATAAGGTGGAAAATCTGTTTCATTTCGCCATGCCTTTTTGAACTTATTATGATCAATCACGACAAGATCCGCACGTCGTGTTCGCGGCCATTTCTCTGTCCTCACGTACTTAGGTCTCTCTATACTGCCTTCTGCATGAACACACCATTCCGATCCAATGGAACGAGATACTGTCCTTTTCCTAAGATGACTATACAATGCCCATTGCACATCTCGTTCATTCCAATAATAAGCTCCGCCATAGTTCTCGTCCAGATGAGAATTTTGTCTGTAATCTTTCAAAAAGTGTTTTATGCAAGCTTCAACTGCCAGTGCCTTCTTGCTTCTTCGTGGCAAATTCTCAACCAATTTTACAAGAACACTCGTTAAGCCTTTAACTTTTTTCACATTAGGACAATTGTTGAAAAAGACAAGTATGTTAAGATTTCCAAATCCAAGTCTTACGGTTTCTGTTTGAATCACTTGTTTTTCATGCTTATTTTTCAGCAAGATTCCTTATGTTTACCGTTTTTCCCATTTTATTTTGAATTTAGAGCTATTTGAGGTCTAAAGCCGTTGGTAGACGTGTCTGCTGATGATGTTCGAGATGTTATAAACGTCAGTTCAGCGGATATACCTGATGATAAGATTCTGAAGATGATTAAGCGGGCAGAAGTCACGCTTGAACTTGAAATCGGCAAAGAAATAGACTATAGCGATTGCTCAGACGCCGAAAAAGAGTTCATAACGGTTCTTGCTGCCATCTATGCTATTTGTTATCTTACTGGTGGTTCAGCAGTTGGCTTAAGTTTCTCCATAGGCGACCAGAATGTCAGCGTTCTAAGCAAGGCTCCACCGTTGGATGTGCTGCAATCTGAGTTAGAGCGAATCTTGCGTAGTCTTAAACTGCCTTATGTGGGGAGTGTTTGATGGGAACAGTGCCTGAAGCCTACTGTCAATTCATAATGGATTATGCGCCTTACGTTTACGTGATTCCGCCAGACGTTCCAGACCCAGCTTGGGGAAGAGCAGCCTTTGCCGCAGCCTTCGCCATTGACTTCCTCTCTGAAGCCTATAACAGTAAGCAGTTTGAAAACCAAAAAACAGGCATCTACAACAAAATCGTGAATCTCGCCGACTGGATTCTAACCCAGCAATGCACAGACCCAGCCAAGAAAGCTTATGGCGGGTTCAAGAGCAACGAAACAAGCACCTACTATTACAGTGTTGACGCTTGCCGAGTCATCCCGTCGCTTCTACGAGCCTACGACGTGACAGATGATGAGGATTATCTGAATGCTGTCAAGCTTGCTGGAGCCACGTTTCTCAAAACCATGCAGGATCAGCAAGCCTATGGTGGTTTCGCAAGAGCCGTCACAATAGCAGACGCTTGGCTTCTGCAAATGGATGTTGAATGTCTCTATGGGCTTATAGGTTTGAAGATGCTTGCTGAAAAATACGACACAGCCAACGCATCCACGTATGAGGACATAATGAACAAGGCTGCCAACTTTCTCAGGCAAGGAATCGAAAACCTCTGGCTGTATTACGACCCCGCAGATGAAGAGTGGCACAGAATCGGTCTAAGCGAAAACGAGATTTACGATGACCCCTTCGCTTATGCCTTGCTTGGCTTGTATGAATACGAAGGCTGGAGCCTCACGTGCCAAAAAGTTTACAACTTCATTAACTCAATCAGGGCCAGTGCTCAATATCCAGCTTACAATCATGCTATCTGTTGGGCTGGCTACATAGACGTAACCAGCCGATTCGCAGCCTGCGACTATTATGATGCGGTTACAAGCGGAATCCTCTGGAAAATCCGCAAGGCTCATGATAAGCCAAGCTTTGAATTCAGCATGAAAATCATCGACAAACACCAAGACGAGTTTATGTTCTGGGGCGCCAAACACGCAGACTACAGCTATGTGGAAAACAAGAAGGCGATGGCAACCGTATGCTGGCTTTCTCTGCTCTATCTAAACTACGAGGAACCAACAACACGTTTCAAGCAGATCCTTCGCTCAAACGGAGAAAACCTCACACTATACCAGATCCGTGAAGCCTCAGAACAAACCAGCTACGGCGAAGACATAGACATAAAAGCCATAGTCTCACCAGCAAGAGCAGAAGAAACCCTCATAGAACCTGGCTACATCCTAAACGACTACATAACCATCCACGTCTTTGCTCCCATCAGACATCATGACAAAATCCGCAGAAAAGGAACAGACTACGAGGTTCTGGACCTTCAAACTTTCGATTTCCGAGGCGAAACAATCTACTTCAAAGCATACTGCAGGAGGCTTCTCGGACAATGAGCGAGTCGGAAGATCCAACAGCAACAGTTGTTAGGCTTTTGCAGAAGAACATCCGAGTAGTCAAAGAAGACAATTCAATCGCAAGCATTCGCGTAAGCCAAGAATGGTATGACAGAGAACTTTTCAAAAACTATGAGGGACAAATAACCATAGGTCTCGTAGAAAGCAGAGACGCAAAAATCGAAATGTCTGGACGAATCCGCAGACGTTTAGGTTCTCTACGAGTTAACGTATGGGCTACTGACAAGCAAGGTTCATCTGACAACGGCAAGCTGATCAGAAATAAGACTGTTGAAGAAATAAACCGCGTCATAAGACAAAATCGCAACAAACCCAACGCGACAGAATACAACTTTGCTGGTTTAGGCTATCCAGAAGGCGACCCACACAAGGCGTTCCAAACAGGCGCAGCCTCAGAGCTTCCACCAGAACATGCAAGCTGGAATGAGTTAACAAGCTTGGAGTATCAGAAACTTTGGTACAGCGATGACCAGAGACACTCTAAATCTCACAATATCAACGGCGAATATGCTCTCATGCTTTTCCGATTCAAGATTGAAAGCCGAGAAAAAGCTGTCAAGCAGATTGTTTTGGTTTTTGAGGGCTACGGTTCTGCTCCTGTTGGATTCGGCGTCACTGTAAAAGTTTGGAACCATGTTGCTGGCGCTTGGCAAAATGCTCATTACGGGACTGGCGAAGCAGACGAGACCGTAACCATTACGTTAACCTCAAACTTGACGGATTACATCGATGATGAGCAGTACGTATGGCTTCTAGCTAGAACAACGAATCCAAGCGATGGAATGACATCAGCCATCTTATACTGCGACTATGCATGTTGCACGGTCACCGTCAACGGCATAACATACTTGGACATTGTCAGTTTCCGAGACGCCGACCGAGTGGATACTAAGCCCTTCATTTACAGAACCGAGTTTACGCTCAAATCATGGTGCTTTGAAGATGTTGGAGGCGTTTTCTAAAGATGCCAGAAACTTATGGAGCGCATGAATGCCGTGCCTACTTCGTTCAAGAATCAGTCTACGGTCAGACACCAACAAACCCGTCAATGCTTGGCATAAACAGCGAAGACATCGAACCAGCATTAGACCCAAGCCTACTCAAATTGCGAGGCGTTGGCTCCAGAGACCTTCAAGCCTTAAAGAAGGGACTGCGAAAGCCAACGCTAAAGATTCTGCATGTCTTATCGAGCGATGCACCCATATCTTTTATTCAACATGCTCAAACGCTAAACAGTTTAAGCCTTCAAGTGCTGTATTACAAAGGCTTGTTTGCCTCGGCAACCGACATAATAAGCCTACTCTACAAAGGCTGCAGAATACACAAACTAAGCGTAGAATGCAGCATAGAAGACATCGTAAAGGCTACAGCCGAGCTTATTGGGCAAACTGTTGAAATAGGGACCTCAAAAATAACAGGAGCCACCTACGCAGACTACGCGGGAGCGGTTTCTTACAATGAAAGCTATATTCAAAGAGGAGCGGGTGACGGCTCAGGCTTAACCGCACTCGAAAGAGTGACAGACTGGAAATTTACAATCGAAAACAACCTCAAGCCAGTGCCAGTAATCCGTAGCGAAGAAGGCTATCTGCTAAAGTATCTTCCAGCACGCCACCGCAACCTGATAGGCGAGTTAACCTTCGAGTTTGAGAGCAAACAAGAATACGACGACGTAGTCAACGACAGTGAATTCAGCCTCAAATTCGGCTTAGGGGGAACAGCCAGCGCTCTTTTCAAGTATTGCAAATGGGAGAAAGTGGCGACTCCAACACGAATCGAAGACCTTGTCGCTTTGAAGGCTTCGTTTGTTTCCAGAGACGTTTACATCAGTTAGGATGGAGGCTTCTGAATTGAGTGTTGAAGTGAAAATCTTGGAGAATTTTGGGCGAGAGGCTGACTTGCGAAAGAAATGGTTGAAGATGTGGGAAACGCTTGGAGTTCGGATTCTCAAGCTTCCCAAGTGGATGCAGGACATCGTGCTTGAAGATGTCAATACAGCTATCAGAAACCGTATAGCCACAATGGAGATGATTGAAAATGCGAACAGAGAGCATCGAGCTTGACGAAAGATTCGGTTGCGAATTTGTAGGCAAATACGTCTTCAGCGAAATCACCTGGGCTAAACGCAGTCGCATCATCCAGAAACACACAAAATACCATCCATTAACAGGACAAGTGGTAAGAAGCGACTTCATCGCCATACAAGCCGAAACCATATGGGCTTCCCTAAAAGAACAGCCACCACACAAACCCGTAACACTTGAAAAACTCCTCAACGAAGAAGATGGAATCCCAATTGGCTTAGGAGAGTTATTCAGCCAAATTGTCAACAAGCTGAACAGCGTCACACAAGAGGAAACCAATTTTTTATCAGAGCCATCCGAAGACAAAAGCCAAACTCAAGCCTCACAGAGTTCCGCCTCTGCAAAGAATTCGGGTGGACACCACTTCAACTCAGAAGACAGCCAGCAAAAGCCATCCAGCAATTCATCATGATTCTGAATGAACTGGACAAGCAAACGGAGGAAGAACGACAAAAAGCGGAGAGAGAAGCAAAATGGCGGTCGAAATAGCATGCGACATTGAAGGCATTGACGAGTTCAAAGCTGCCATGCAAACGTTTGATTCAGCGATGCAGAGGCATGTGTATCGACAGTTGGCAAGCTGGGCTGCAGACATCAAAGCCTTAGCCAAGCAACTCGCTCCAGTCAGAACAGGACATTTACGAAGCTCCATTTACGCCAAGATTCATGATTGGGCTGCGGAAATCGGTGCAGAAGCCACATACGCATTGTTTGTTGAACTTGGAACACGATACATGCAAGCACGCCCATACCTTTACCCCGCGATTCAGGAGCATCTTCCAGAGCTTGAGCAGATAATTCTTGAAGCCTTAGAAACAGCAAAAGCGGAGGCTGGACTACCATAAGCTTTAGAGAAATCGCCGTCACCATAAGAGCCGTTAACCGTGCCAGCAGTGAGTTTACCAGAATACAGGCAGACGCTGAAGCATTGTCTGTTCGAATCAAAAGTCTTGGCTCCGCCATAGCTGGTTTAGGCGCTACTGGAACCGCTATTGGGCATATAGCGCATCAGTTCGGGCTTTTAAATGACCAACAAGCTAGAGTCTTCAACAGCGCCATGATGGTTGTCACTGTTTTAGGCATGTTCATGAGAACAAGCTGGGGCGTAGCCGTAGCTCAGAAAGTGTATGCTGCAGCTTGTTGGATTTCGACTGCTGCTCAGAACGCTTTGAATATTTCTTACGCCACCTGGCTCGCCCTAACAGGGGTAGGAATAGCGGTTATTGTGGCTGCAGCGGCTGCCATGTGGTATTTTGCAAGTCAGATGAACTCTGCAACCGCAAGCGTTCAAAGCTTCAACGAGGCTGTGGCTGAAATGCCTGAACGTGGGCGAAGCATTCGCAGGGCTGGAGAAGGGGACTATTACAGACGGGGGATAGAAGATTGAGCGTCGACATTCCAAAAATCGCCATTGCTTTCGGCAATGTCGGTGTTCCTCAAGGCGACATAATCGATTTAAGAGTACATTTAGGCTGCACAAGAGAAGTCAGCAGCTTCGAGTGCCTGCTTCAAAATTTGGACAAGAAATACAGTCCAAACGGTTCCTACCCAATCAACGTGGGAGTCGACGGGCACATTGACATAGGCAGAGGCACCAATATTCCTCAGGTTATAACGTGTCGTGTTGAAGCTGTCAAATATGAATCCACACCTAATGAGAATTATTTGCGTGTTTCTGGCAGGTGCTGGGGCGAACGCCTCTTCAGAAGAGTCGTCACCAAAACGTATGAAAACCAAAAAGGCGAAGCCATCGTCAAAGACCTAATTGACTACTACGTCGGCTTGAGCCATGTCAGAGATTCAAACGAGCTGGTGGAAGACACTGACACCACGTACACGAAGCTGGAATACCAAGACACGCCTGTTTTTGACATTCTAAGCTTCATCGGTGGAAGCGCAGACAAAGCTGGAGTCATAGGCTTTGACTTCCGTTTAGCACCAGACGGAAAATTCGAGTTTTTCCATCGCAACAGCAAAACCTCACCAGTCAATCTCAATGACAGAATCGAGTCAAGCGAATACAGAAAAGACATCCACATGATAAGAAACAAAATCACAGTCTACGGCGTAGCTGACAAACCCTTCCCAGTGGATGTTGACGGCAGACCTTGGAGCGACACGCTTACCGAGGATTTAACTGTTAGCGAAGGCACTGGCTGGGGCGGTTCAAACGAACTAATACATGCGGTTTATGGCAAATGGAGCGTCATGACGGGCAGCACAAACCTCGCTTTGGACACAGCCATTAAGTATGCTGGGGCTAAAAGCGTTAAGGTCATTGAATCAGCTTACATGTATTACACAAGAGTTGACTGGATATTTTATGAAGGCCAGACCATAAACCTCAACGAGTTTCCAAAAATCAGCCTTGCACTCATGGTTGATGACAAACATTCTAAGTATTGCTGGATAAACCTAATCGACATCTGGAATAACAGCGCAACAAAAAGCTTCAACCTCTCCAAAATCAACCAATGGGAAAAAGTCGTCATCAACGCTGGACTAAAATATGCTGACGAGTGGGACTGGGTTGACGACCTCTTCCGCTGGGAGTACGTAAAGCAGATAGGCATAGCAGTCGACCAAGAATACGCAAGCGCAGGAAACTGGTGGATAGACCAGTTCCATTTTGGATACGGCAAATGGAAAAGCACACAAGAAGACACAACCAGCCAAACAACCTATGGCTTAAGAGAACTTGTCGAAGTTGATGAGGAGCTTTACAGCGACAACGCATGCACGCTGAGAGCCAAAGCCCTTCTTAACCATCTCAAAAACCCTGCTGAATACCTGACAATAAGAAGCACAGTCATAGACTATGGGAACACGCCTCTTTTGCCAGGCGACAAAATACATGTGACATTGCCAAACGAGAACATAGACGCAGATTTTCGCATCTTAAGCGTTGAATACCGTGTTGACGCCAAGTCGCAGACGCTTGAGGTGACCTTGGAGCTTGGAAGAGAAACACCATTCTTGGCTGATTACCTGTATGCGCTTCGCAGCAAGACAAGCCACTTGAGCAGACATAAAGTAGCAAGGTGAAACAAGGTGGACAAGCAGCTTTTGAAACAAATCAGAAGCCTTCAGATCGGAGCGCTAGTCCGCGTGGATTGGACAGATGCCTCAATAGGGAAAAGCCTCAGCGGAGGCTTAGGGGGCATAGATGTTCCAGTCACCAGTTTTGGCATCTTCATAGGAATACTCGGCGAAAAGAACAAGCACATCATATTGGGTCAGAACCACTTTCGCTATGCAGATGGACTCTACGACATTGACTACACAGCCGTCCCATTGTCATGGGCTGTAAGCATAAAGGTCATCGAAAACCAGCACATGAATTCTGAAGAGTGCAAGCAGCTTTTGAACAGCTTTTTGATGGGTGGAAGACGCGTCTTTCCAAATCGGTGCAGACAACAGAAGGTGAGAAACCACGACAGACTGGATTAGAAAAGCATTAACCAAAACAATACAGCGCAAGGGTTCACGGGGAAAAGAGCACATACTCGTTGTTCAGCCAAACGAGAAGCTTGTCTATGGAGTCAAGTTTGCTATTGCCATGACTGTCTGTCTTTCAGCCTTAGAAATCGCTCACATGTCTTTCTTAGGCAGTTGGAACAGCGAAGTCTTTGCAGCCATAACGGGTTTAATTGGAACCATAAGCGGCATTCTGATCTCTCAAAAAACCTAGAGGGGGTAGGCTTCGAGTGTATAGTCATAGGCTTAGAGGCAAAGTAAGACGTGCTCAAAAGGAAGTTGAGACTGGAACGCAAAGGCTCAGGCAGAAGCTGATAACGCAACTCGAATCAATGTTTGACCTGGCTGAACAGTCTGCAAGAAACGCCAAGACACCCAAACAACGTGAAGGATTCATGCGCATTACAGGCTACATCGCCCAAGTCTTGAACAGCCTCAGCCGCTCTTTCGACGAGGCTCTGATTAACGAGGAACTGGACCGTTTGGAGAAGATGATTGATGAGGCAATCGCAAAAGACAAGAATAAAGGAACTGCAACAGCGGTTCAAGGATCATCTGGAAGCTAAGGCAAAACGGATTCCAGAAGACTTTGTCAAATTCACAGAGCATATGCTGGGCTTAAAGTTAACAGCTTACCAGAAAGAAGCAGCAGAACTTCTGAGCAAGAATGATTCTGTTGCTTTAAGATGGAGTAGGCAATCGGGAAAAACGCATTTGATCTCTGCTTGGCTACTGCACTACGCTCTGTTGCATGATGGTTATCAAATCGCAATTGTGGGTCCTAGCTGGCGCCAAACAAAAATTCCCATAACCAAAATCAACGGATTCCTTACTAGAATTCCGAAAGGCTACTATCATAAGTTGCAGCAGACAATCGTTAGGCTGAAGAACCAAGCAGTCATCCAAGCCTTGCCCTGCAATCCAGAAACTGTCAGAGGCTTTACGCTTAACTGCGTGTACATGGACGAAGCCAACTGGATTAACCATGACGAGGAGCTCTATGATTCCATACTGTTCACGCTTGCAACCACTGGAGGCAAGTTTATCTGCAGCAGCACACCAGGCAGCGCCGACAGCCTATTCTGGAAAATCTTCAACAGACCACAATTCGCACGGTTCGCAAAGAGCCACGTCACATGGGAGCAAGCCTTAGAACCTAATGGACCTATGAGGCGGAAGTGGCTTGAAGACCGCAAGCAAGAGTATGAGGGCGACCCATGGCGGTGGAAACGGGAGCTTGAGGCAGAATGGGCAGAAGACGAAAGCGTCTGGATACCACTAAGCCTAATAACAAAGTGCATCGACAGCGAACTGGAGCTTTGGAATTTTGAAAGCCTTCACAGAGGCAAATTCTATGGCGGACTGGATCTTGGTAAACATCAAGACTATTCCGCCTTTGTGGTAGTCGAAGACGTCGACGGCAAATACTTCTTGAGGCATGTGAAGGTTTTTCCGCTTGAAACAAAGTATGCCACAGTCATAGGCTATGTCAAAACATTAACGGACAGATGGCAGACGTTTGAGAAAATCCGCGTTGACACGACAGGAGTCGGCGAATACATCACCGAGGACATGGCGAATGGCGGAATCGAAAACGTGGAAGCTGTAACCTTTACCAGCAGCCGAAAACAGGAGCTGGCAAGCATTTTGAAGCAACGGATGCTAGATGCAGCTTACAGCTTTCCCTTTGTCAACATACAAGTCTCACCGAACAAGAGCCTCAGCTACGTCAACGAGCTTAACATAGAAAAATTCGAACTCAAAAAGGACGGGTCACTGCATTTCTCGCACCCGCAAAACCAACATGACGATGTCTGGTGGGCAACAGCAATGGCAATATCTTGCGGAGTTAAGCTGGCTCCAGAGCCACTTCTGACTGTAGTGCCCAGACGAGTCAACAAACTCCAGCAGATTCGCAAAAAACTGAACAAACGCAAGGTTATGGGAGTTACGAGATGAGAAGGAAGCGCGAGTTTTTCCACATCACCCGATATGCACGTCGATATGATAGAAGAGAAGGCAAGTTTGTGATTAACATAAGCTATGAAACTGCTGCTCCAGAACCAAGTGAGCGTGTTGTTGCTGTTGCGGAAGGCTTCGGGCTGGGGCTTGACCAGTGGCAAAGATTTGTCATTTACGATGATGTTGAACTGAAGATAGGATCTACAGACATTGTCTATATAGCAGGTGATTCTGGAAGCGGAAAGTCTGTCTTGTTGAAAGCCTTGGAAAAGGACATAAGGCAAGACATGGGAACTAGTTGCATAAATATTGCGGATATTCAGCCTGAACCAAACAGACCGTTAATCGAAACGGTAGGTAAAACAGTTGAAGAAAGCCTAGAGCTACTGAGCAAAGTGGGCTTGAACGACGCTTTTCTTTTCCTAAGAAGTTATGAGCAACTGAGCGACGGCCAGAAATACCGTTACAAGATTGCGAAAATGATTGAAAGCCAAGCGCAGTTCTGGATAATGGACGAGTTTGCAGCAACACTTGACAGGGACACAGCCAAGATAGTGGCTTATAACCTTCAGAAGCTGGCAAGGCAACAATGCAAAGCGGTTTTAGCAGCAACAACACATACAGACCTGCTTGAAGACCTGAACCCTTCAGTGCACATTCACAAGCGATTCGGCAAAGAAATAACCGTAAACTACTATCCAAACCATCCAGCTAAAGAGTGCAGTCTCGTAAAGGAAATGAAAATCAAAGAAGGCACAATACAAGACTGGAGAAAACTCGCAAGCTTCCACTATCGCAGCCACAAGATAGCTGCACCACGAAAAATCTTCTGTCTAAAACGTGGCGAAGAACTATGCGGAGTAATAGTCTACAACTATCCACCACCAACATGCTTCGGAAGAAGGCTTGTACTTCCAAAAATGAGCATGAAAGAGTTAAACGAAAAGCTGAGCATAATCACTCGGGTTGTTGTTCATCCAAAATACCGCACGATAAGCTTGGGCGCAAAGCTCGTTGGGGAAACTCTGCCTTTAGCTGGAACACCATACGTGGAGATGCCCGCGGTTATGGCAAAATACAATCCCTTTGCAGAAAAAGCAGGAATGCAAAAAATAACCGAACAGCCACCGCCAAAAGAAGCGCTTAGAATTACGGAAATACTGCGACATTACGGCTTCAACATTCAACTTTTGGGAAACGAAAAATACGTTTTGAATAAGCTTCAAACCCTAGCCGATAATAGCATTGCAGTCATAAGGGAAGCGTTCACCAAGCATAGCCATGTACGTTTCATGAAATACTTCTTCTGTCATATGCCATTCGGAAGAAAAGAAGCCTACATCGAAGAAATAAAAAAAGCCAGCCTTGAAAGGCTTGCACACTTAATAAAAGTTTGCGGATTTTTAATGCAAACCAAAGGATACCTATTTTGGAAAAAGAAAACGCAGAAGCTTTAAAAATATATATGAGCGTGTTCTGTTAATTGGGTGCCAAAAAAGGAGGATACAATCTTGAAGCGCGTGAGGAAATTCGCTTTGCGAGATAGGCAGTTATTTGAAATGTTTGAGTTAAAAGTTAACTTTTCGCACTATCCAAAGGCTAGCTTCATATCAGGAACATCCATAATGGTGCCTGAGGAGCATGCAAAGGAAGTTTACACGACTAATGTTGTAGATGAGAAATATTGGTACTGGGACGAGATAGGAGCTGCCAACTATATAAAGATGACAGAGGAGGAAGGTTATGACGTTTTTAAACGTACGCGGGATCTTCTTGGAGATGCGCTGTCCGAGATAATGAAAATAGTATTCGATTTCCTTAAGAAAAAACATTGCAAGCATTACGGTAAACCTCCAATTCAATTAGTCGTTTTGGGTGTGGGATCAGCGCAAAAAGAGAACATGATACTAACTCGTATAATTGAAGAGTACAGAACCCAAAACCTCAAGGCTCACAAATTCAGACCAATCATATATACCCCTGTGGATATTTCATTTCCATTACTAACGAACAGTCTAAGGATGGTATTCGCAGATAAGATGCTGCGAAACTGCCTATTTGACCAAAGCCTGATTCTAAGACCCGTACTCACTGATTTCCTAAAAGGGTTACCAGGGTGTCTCGAAAAAAAAGTGGGTAAGCTAATTATTGCTCAAGGCATTGTCTGGAATGCGCCTGTTCCCAAAATCTTGGATGCACTTAGAGATTTGATGACTACAGATTCACTGCTTCTTATGGATGTGGAATTTGTCGGTGGCCGTGACGATGAAAAGATCAAACGAAACTACTACGGGAAAGCAGCGCAGGACTTCTTCTACCACCCACTGGAGCTACTCAACAAAGCCTCCCAGACAAAAGAAAATGTACGCTTTGTGGTCAACGGTGAACATATTCCTTATAATGAAGCATTTAACGGCTACACGTTAGACAATGGAAAAATTATACCTGATATTGTACAACTCGACACCTTCAATGAATTTCTAACCAGATACAACATTTGTGAAGAAGCTAGGAGCAAAATTCGGCTGAGTCCAGATCCAAAATCCAAAACGGTTATCATACTCTACAAGCCAAACATTCTAAATGAGAGTTTAGATACGATAGTACTAGGTTATTCAACCAGGTTTGATCGTGAAGAATTCGAAAATCTTCTGATACAAAAAGGATTCGGAATATGCGGAAGATGGTTGGACGACTCAGCAGTTTTCGGCCAATACTTGTTGAGTCTCAATTCTGAAAACAGATATTTCAAGTCAGCCTCTATTTCGCGAATTCACGCTCCATTGACCACTTCAAAGCCTGACAAATGGGTAGGTTCTGTCAAAGAAACGGCACAGTGGGGAATAATCGGCAAGTCAGATAACAGTTTCGTTAAATTCGACTTGAACAGGGCTCATACGGTGTTTGTCTGTGGTGGCCCGGGCTCAGGAAAAGGGTATACCATTGGAGTACTCTGCGAAATGTTGGTCGGTAAGTCAATTCCAAAAATATCTAAAGTATCAGATAAAGAGAGGGCAACCATAATTGTGCTCCACAAATCTACAAGGCACGAAGACAGATCTGACTTCTGGAGTATAGCAAGGAAAAACGATGATCCTGAAGAGTGCCAAAAACTGGAAAAAGAGTATGGAGTAAAACCATGTAGTCTAGTCTCAGAGAACAATATTCAGATATTTGTAAACCCAGCGATAAAAAGTGAAAAACTTGGTGAGTTTAGAGAAGAATACAAGACCGATAATGTTTTCCCATTCATTGTGGATCCGTCGACTATTACGACGGACGACTGGAAGAATGTTCTTAAAGTTGGACCGCTTGGCATCTTCGCTCCTAAAACTGTAACAGACGTGTATTACAAGATAAAGAAAGTCAGGGATGAGACAGGAATAGTTAGTATAGATGCCATTATAAGAGAAGTTAAAGAAGATATGCTACTTAAAAAAGATCAACGAGAGGCAGCAATAAGAACTCTGGAAATCCTGAAACCATATTTAGCTGATGGAAACCAACATTTTATTCCCAAACTCAAATTAGGTGGAGTTAATATATTTGACTTCAGAGAAAAGGGAGAACTTACACTCCCGCAATCAGACATGCTTTTAATCGTAGCTTTGATATTGAGCGTCATTCAAACAAGCAAGGAATTAAGAAATAAACCTGTTGTCTTAATCATGAATGAGGCACATGAATACTTCAAAAAGGAAATGCCAAAGGAATTTATAGAGGTTATCGAAAGTCTCCTCCGCTGGTATAGACATGGGCTCAATTGGCTCATACTGGACACACAACTCGCTAACGATGTTCATCCAAGCGTGGTAAACCTTGCAGATATAAAAATAGTGCACTCTTCGAAATCTATTGAAAACAAAGATTTAAAAAACGCTTTGGGAAAAATTGCAGACAAACCAATCCTACCTAAAGAGAAGGGGGTGGCTTACATCGTAGCTGATGAGTCATCAGAAAAAGAACCTATTTTAACCAACATTAGGTCACGACTAACAAAACATGGTGGGTCTTCCAAAACCTTCATTAAAAGTCGTAAGGGTCAAAAGGCATGATCACGCATGCTCTTATGAAGGATGCTCAAAAGGAACCATCAAAAGAAGCCAAGCTGCCAGCCACCACATATTGATGAAAAAACCTTGGTGGACGACCATTTTTAGAGACTTGATAACTTCCAGAGATGAGTTGTGGGGAGATGTATCCTTTGTGCAGCTAGACCAATAATGTTACGAGAGTTGTTGCGCCACATAAAGAGTCTCCGATTAGTTGAAAAAGAGGAAACACATCCTCTTGTCAAGACAATTCTTGAGACGGAAAATTTTTTGAAGGCTGATTCACTTTCACTCTACTCTCTGTGCTATTCTATAATGTCTTTGTGCCGCAACTCTTTTTAAACCAATCAGTGTAAGCTTGCAGAATAATATAGAATCATTAAGGTCTGTGCAGTAATTGACTAGACTCCATCGCAGAGTCTCAAAAAAACGTTACCTGAAAAGCAAACGCATATACGAATATGAACGCATCACTTTGGATATTCCACGAAAATACCACGAAATCACCAATCCACTTCTTAACCAAGATTTTGAAACAAAAGTCACAATAGAAAAAGATGCAATAGTCATAACTTTAACACCCGTTAAAACATTTCGGCACGCAGAAAACACCCCGCCAAAAACAACACAGTAAGCCTTCCGAGACACACACTTCTATCATTGAGACTAGAATTTTGTTTATATATCGGCATGCCGAAACCTTTTTCCGCTAAGTGTTTTTCTGTCTGCCGAAATGTTTTTTCCCAGTTTTTTAGACACAAAAATGTGTAAATTAACGTGAATAACCCCCTCAGCACATATTTCAGGTTTTTGCCAGTCACAGCTGGCACGAGAAGCCATTGCCCAAACCAAAAACCACAAAACTCCAAGTATTCAAAGGCAGAGAAGCCAAACTCAACCACGCCATATTCCAAACCCTCGCACTGAAAGGACCACAAACAATCTACGACATACACAAAAGTCTAAGAGCTATGAGGAGACTAAGAGGCATCCACTATGGAAATGTTAACAAGCGAGTAAGAGCCCTCGAGCAAGCAGATTATCTTAGAATTGTCGGAATTCATAATACGAAGGCAGGTTTCGAGGCTATGATATACGAGTTGACGGCAAAGGCTCTTCTAACGGTAGTGCTTGACTCATTCAGCTCGGAAGAACTTCTCGACATAATGACGCAAGATGTAGCATTGGAAATCCTAGCTGCAATAGTGACATTACTTCCTCTTCACTCTTCCAAACGTCGCATACAGCGTAGCAAACTCCAGAGTGAATAGTCACTAGGCGACTGTTTTGCTATTGTATAGGGTTTATGCTTCCGCTTCCACTGACTACATAGCCAATCCACGTGGGCTTGTCGACTGCTATGGCAAATCGATCGCTAGCTTGAGTGTATCCAAGTATGTCCAAGCTACTACCGCTATCCAAGGGAAAGATAATTACCTTGCTCCCGGCATTCTTCGCAATGTTTGTTGTTCCTGATCCGAGCTGAAGGCTGCCTGCTGATGAAGCTGCATAGTAATTGCTCTTGCCATTGTCACTGACGGTTTCAAAGTGACTGTTCTTGTATCTCCAACTTACTTTTTGAGGCTGATCAAGAATGTTGCAGACTTCCATCGGCTTAGACTTATCTGCAGGCTCGAATTTTATCCACACTCTTCGATTTCCTGAATCGAGACATTCTATGACTTCGATCTTATCGTTTCCGATACTGGAATACCATCTTTTCTTCATCATACGATTTCCGACTCCGGTCACAGCTCAAAGTTGGTCTACTATGTCAAAGTCGTATTTAGTCTGCATTTGAATAGCTGACCAAGGTTTCGACGCCGTGGTGAAAATCGACGATCTCAATTCAGGGTACAAGTTTCTGGTTGAAGAAGAGTATTTGTGATTTGGGATCTTGAGCTCATTCAAAAATCCTAGAAATTCTCTACAGTATCTCAAGTTTAGACTTCTAGCATGAAGCTTGCATTCATAGATTGACAGAATTAGGTCAGTCCCGCTTTCCATCAAAGTTATGTCAGGCGAATGATCTGCTCCCGATTTTCCACGAAACTGCCCATTCAGGATGAGATCAAAACTTTTTGCGCCAGGTTCCGTGAGGGAAATATATGATCCAGCGGATGCGCTGTTAGGTCTAAGATTAGGTTTGAATACTCCACCGACAACATTGTTGACCCTGATGGTTTTCCCTCTCTTGATGAATGATTCTACTTTCCTGAAATAACAGTAGAGCTCAAAGACTCCTGCATTGCGACCATGGATGACCATAGGTTGCAGTCCAAGCACCTTTGTTAAGAAAACTTGAAGAAACTGAAGCCTTCGGCTATGGGTTGTCATCTACCACTCCTTCTCACGCACGAGTCCTGAAGACCTGAGGTAGTTTTCATAGTCCGGCATCAATTCCATCTGTTGAAGTACCTGTTTGAAACTATCAGCTAACTCCTCGAATTTGTGTTCCTGTTTCTGGAAATCTCCAAAGCTCACTTTGTTTTGCGCTTCATCTATGAAGACGATATCTTTCAGAGGGGATTCCCCATTGTATGACTCGTTTATGAGTACAAGACTTTTGGAAATGCTTTTTATCCATTTTGCCATCATTACGTATTTAACTTCTATGAATCTAACCAAACTGAAAAACCGATTTCTGGGAGTTAACTCCTTGAAAGTCTTTCCTTCCTCAGCAAGCTCGTCTTCATATTCGACCTTTTCTTCATTTGTCAATTTTTCGAGTATCATTGAGAAAGCATTTTCGAAGAACTCGTCAGTCTCTTTCTCCAACGCGATTCCCAATTCAATATCTTGTCTTGACAGTTAAAGTTTTAGCCTAAATCAGCTTCTCCTTGCCACTCAGAAGATGGCAAGTCCCATCTATATGTCCGTTCTTTAACACTATGCTTTGGTAGTCCCATCAAGGCACACTATTCTTTGTGAAAGCCATCAGAGCACACTGTGCTTTGGCGGTGCCAGAATTGTCTTAAAGTCTTGTGGCAACATAGTTTAGAGGTGAAACAACACTTTGGTTAATCTTGTTGAAAATTGGGAAGTACTGCAGGAATACGCAGGCGACAAGCAAGGCTACTACCAAGTGTTAAGCACAGATGGAGCCATTGAAGTCCGTGTTGCCATAGGAAAACTCGGCTTCAAAAAACAATTCGACAACAACGCTGATCCACTACTCACTAAGATATTGGCTTTCTGCAGATCCCGCAAGTATGTTAGGATCAGCGAAACTGTCAGAGACGAACTCTTCTTCAAATAACACCGCCAGAGGCACAAACAATGACCAAAGCCATCCCCCTCGGCTCAGCAGTCTACGTCCGCTACAAAGACCATCTTCTCTACAGGAACATCCCCACTCCAGTTGAAGACGCTGCAGAACGCGAAACCATCGGATGGCTAACAAAACAAAACAACGAACTAATACTCATCGAACACGACAGAACATACCCATACGAACAGCTACCAGCAGGCTCAGGAAGCGGACTCATAATTCTGAAAAACTGCATACTAGAAATCCACAAGCTACCCTTACAAAAATTTCCAAGCGGGTCTATAAATCGCTCAAACACTAAAGAAACTAACGCTGAGTATGCGCCTCAGACCACGAAGCGAAAAACTCAGCCAAAGTAAAACGGAAACGGAGCGAAAAAAAGCCAATGCAAACAATGACCATAACCCACAGCCCCCTCGGCAAAAAACTCAAAGCTCCAATAGCACTCCAGCTTCCAGAACCGCAGTCAGCAGCAGAAGAAAAACTACAACAATACATAATCAATAGCCTAAGCTGGAAAATGCCCGCACTAGTCTCCTTCGCCTTCAGCAACGAATCAACCCTACAACTTGCCAAACACCTTCTCCGCCACAGAACCGCAAGCCCAGGAACACTCTATCAATATCTCTACGGCATCTACCGCTTCTGCAAATGGCTCAACACCCAACCCGACCAGTTGATCAGAAATTGCACAGACCCAGACGGAGACGCCAACCCCAAAGCCATAGCCAAATACAACCGACTCCTCGACGACTTCGTAGGCGAACTCCAAGCCGAAAACCTAGCGCCAGGCACTGTCAGCAACCACATCAAAGGCGTCAAAGCCCTATTCCGCGCAAACAACCTAAAACTCGAACTACCCTACAGCCTACCAAAACGCAGCATCTACAAAGACCGCGCACCAACACCAGAAGAACTCGCAACCATAATCGACATGGCAGACATACGCACCAAAACCATCATCAGCATGCTCGCACTCGGCGGATTCCGCACAGGAACACTCGTAAAACTCCAATACCGACACGTCAAACGAGACCTAGAAAAAGGCATAACCCCAATCCACATCCACGTAGAAGCCGAAATCACCAAAGGCAAATACCACGACTACGACACATTCATAGGCCAAGAAGCAGCCGACTACCTCAGGCTTTACCTGCAAGCCAGACGCCAAGGCACCGAAAAAATCCCACCAGAAAACATACACGACGACTCACCACTCCTAAGAAACATGCAACTACGCAGACCCGCTCCCCTAACAACCCAAGCCGTACACAGCCTAATCCACGAACTCTACCAAAAAGCAGGCTTAATCCCGCAAAAATCCCTAGGCAGACTTTACGACCTACGCGTCCACAGCATCCGTAAATTCTTCCGAACCCAACTCGCCGCCCTCGGAATGCCCACAGACTACATCGAGTACATGATGGGTCACACGATCAGCACGTACCACGACATCCAAATGAAAGGCATCGAATACCTTAGAGGCATCTACACAGCAGCAGCACTAAGCATCAGACCAAAAACACGAGTCAGCAAAATCGACGCCCTCAAAGAAATCATCCGCGCATGGGGACTAAACCCAGAAGAAATCCTAACCAAAGAAGCCCTTACACGACCCAACACAACAATCATCACCCGCGACCAACTAGAAGAACGCCAACTACACCAGCTCAGCATAGCCCTAAAACAAGAACTACTAAAAGAAATCCGAGACGAAACACATGCAACAACAAAATAAAAAGTATAAATGTAACCCTAGAGCATGGGCTCTCCCGGGCTACCAACAAACCGTAGCCAGTACAGGGTTCAAATTATCGGTGTTCCTTCTTTCAATCTACGAAATATTTTTAACTTCATATTCCGAATATAAGAAACAACTGAAATAGCGATACACTGAGGCTGTGAAATAATTATGAAAAGAACAGGTTTTTCAGAAAGGGCTGATGGAATTGCCTTTTGGACTATGATGCTACTCAGTTTTGTATTTCTAACATATTCTTACGCAATTACGCAAACAGTCGATTGGCTTCTGATTCTTGTTCCCATAATAGGTATATTTTTTATTTTCAGGTTCGCGTGGACCTTATTCGCATGGCGTAAACCGTCAAGCATCGAAATGGAAAAGGTAGAGCGTGTAGCCTTTTGGGGGATAAGCCTAACTTCATTAGGGGTATTAACTGTCGAATACGCAGTAACGAGGTTTTTCAACTTCTACGTCTTCTATGTTTTTGTTGCTGGCTTGCTCATTAAAACTATTTTGTCATTTCCCTCGTTTATACGAAGTTTAACGTAA